GGTATCATTTTTTCTATATCACTTAGTGCATAATGATGATACTGCATCAGTGCAAAATTCATCTTATAGTAATTATGCAATGACTCATGAGAGAGATTAATTAAAAAAAACTGTTGAGTCCCTCTAATACTTTATGATGCTCTTTGTTACATACCGGGCATGTATAATCAATAGTGTGTTGCAACTTAGGCATAGTCTCAAAGAATGCCTGGATCTTTGCAAACTGATCAGAAGTAAGGTTGTTTAAGAACTCCATTAATTCTGCTTTTGTCTGATCTTTAGTTGAAAACATCTCGTCAGATGTATAAATTGAATCTATACAATCAATCACTAATGAAAATACTTCATCCATGTCGGTTTGATCGATGTTTTGTAATCTATTAATTACATCAACTGTAGGATATTTCATGATGACACCTACATCACTAAATAATCCTATCTTATTTGTATGACTTGGATCTTTTTCAACAGTTAGAGTAGTAAGATCAATAGTAACCTTTGCTACTGCTTTTTCATCTTCACATGTATCGCATTTAAGATACAAGTCAACCATCTCACCTACAGACTTTGCTCGAATCTGTGTAAACACGTATTCAAGGTCAAACGTAGAGAATGTATTGACATCTACTGTATCCTTAATACAAGCCTTGATGACTTGTTTAAGAGACTCAACCATGACCTTAATGTCTTCTGATTGATTAGCGATCAGTAATGCTTTCTCTTCTTTTACTAAAAATGGCCTATACTTAATATCTTTACCTGTTGAAGGTAACGTTAACGTATATACCGGCGTGGTATTAATTGGTAATGCCATACTATTCTCCTACATTATTTTTACAATTATTAAAATGCCAACGTTTCATAACGTTGTTTCCTCCTGTCACACCACATACTGGACATATTGTTTTAGGTTTCAATTTGCCCTTTGTGTTTTGCGATATACTAAGTCCAATTTTAGCTCTGTGTTCCTTAGTAATAATTCTTTTCTTTTGTGCTTCTGACATTCTCTTTTTTGCTTCATCACTGATTTTATTACTAATACCTTTGTGTGATTCAGACATTATTTTTCTAGATTCGTCTGAATGACTGTATCCTATAGGTGCACCATCAATTCCATTTTCTTCTCTTAAATTTGCCCATTTATCAGAGTTAACTATATTAAATTCTTCTGATATAAGCTTAGCATATTTAATTAATTTGCTTTTATCAATAAATGGCTCAGAAACCCACATAGTTATAACATGCTCTTTACCATGCTTGTTTATATGATTAATCCAATATTTACCAGATCCTAAATACTTATCAATATCATTTCGTGTAGTTTTACCGAAATAATTCATTCCAGTTATAGTATGATGTTTAATATAAAGATATGTAGGTTTAATCATTTTTATTCAGGTTTTTAATCATTTTAGATAGTTCTGAAGTAGATCCCACGAATATCGCGTTGTTATTCGTCACTTGCTTACCAGATGCATTTCCATCTTGCTGCTTAGGAGCATCTAGTTTTTGCTTACGTTCACTTAGTGTTAACAGTTGTTCATTAGTGTCAGCTAACTGTTTCATTAAGTTACCTACAACCTCAAAGGCTCTTGGATGCTCAGATTGCTTTGCTATTTCCAAAGCATGATATAATGCATCTTGTCCTTGATTCAATAATTTATGTAGATTATTACGAGCTGAGTCATAGTCATAATCCACGTTCTCTTCCATCTTGTTTGAAGCTGGGACAATCTCTTGTCCCGTGCTTGCAACTTCACCCTGTTTAAGAGGTTCTACATCAAAAATCTTTGATAAATTTTCATCAGCTTTCATAATAATACCTTTATATTACGTAATCTTACGCGTAGGTGTTACTCTTACTGTTGGATCTGCAACTGGTGGTGCACCAAATGCTGGAGGTGGAGCACCAACTGAGACATCAACTGTCACAGGAGCTTGTTGTACTGATTGTTGTTGTACTGGATCTTGTGCCCATGTTTGTTGTGGTGTATTACCAACTGGTAAGTTCATCACAGGAGCTTGTGGTGCTGGATCATTTGCACCTGCATTAATTTGAGCGATCTTCTCTTGTCCGCGTGTAAGAGCTGAGATACCAAGGATAGCACCCATCGCAAGGTGATATAGACCACCGCCTTGTAGTGTTAGTGGTGTCCAACTTGTAACTGCCTGACCTGGATTCCAGTATTGTAATACGTTGAATATGATCGGTCCTACAATGAAGTCAAATATGATAGTAGCCATGTATGTCATAGCCATCATCGGTCTCCATTTTGTGGTCATAAAATCTTCTTTTGCTGCAGCCATTTCTCTCTCCTTAAAATTGTGGCGTTGGTATTGTATTAGTTACGTTCTGTATTGGAGGAGGCGGTGGTGGCATGCCTTGATTTGCTCCAGTTTGGAACTGATTAAAATTAGTAAAGTATGCATTAGGTACAGGAGATATATCTCCATTTATAGAACTCTTAGAACCTACAGCAGTCCAGTATTTATAGTTCATCGTAACGCTTACTTTCATTAGGTCTTTACTTTGATAGTCCATTTGTATAGCGCCTATGGCCTTAGGATAACACTGATACATGTTTAGTGTGTATCTACTGTTTTCATTGACATCAAATACTTCTACTGACATATCTGTTATGTAGTCATCATAGTAATTAAAAGACCTTGTTACAGGATCTTGTACTGCTCCAATCCAATTATCAAACAGAAGTTTAACTATCATAGCGTTATCTACATAGAAAGTCATGTTGGTAGTTTCAAAGAGCTTTTGATATGGCATCTCTCTTATTTCACCAAACGTCTTTGCTTCTGTGGTAGCTAATGATAAACCTGGTAAGCTGATAGTATCACAGTATAGTAATATTTTCCTAAGATCCCTTAAGTAAGGACCATCAGCTATAGCATTAGGCGGAGTAAAGGTCACGTTGAAACGTGACATCTTCATTAGCCCTTCATTAGCTATAGATGATATGAATTGGTTTAAAGTAGCCATTATGCTCCTACTGAGTCCTTCCAGACTGTTGCTTTATTTGCACCTACAAACTGCTCTACTGGTAATAGCATAGCTGTCGTCCAGTCTTGTGGTGATATCTTCCTCATATTTGATTTAATATGACTATTTAGATACTGGTGGATACATGGTTCTGCCCATTTAAACCTAGACACCCCATTTATTAAGTTCCATGAATACTTAAGCTTTGTTGTATCATTCATCTTTGTATTACTTGCATACTCCATCAGTCTTTGTAACAGCTGTACACGATGGTAGTATGGTAGATAATGCATGTTTAACCCAATAAACCCTTTGTTACCTATCTTCTTATATGGGAATACAAGAGGAAACACGTCATAGTATGGTAGGTCGTCTTTTGTCTTTGGATCATATAAGAACATGTACAAGCTTCCAGGTTGTATAGAAGTCACGTTAGCGCTTGCATCTCCCTTTAATACTTTATTTGGAGTTATAGCTTGTGTCTGTAATAACCTAGCTTGCTGCTGGAACCATGTACGAGATCTCTTTGCTGCGTCTTTTAACTCGTATTGGTTTTTAGCAAATACATCTCTTAGTTGTTGTTTTGTAGCCATTTGTTATTTATATGCTAATTTAGACCTAGTTCGTTCTCGGTTATGATGATGAATTCCCAATTCCGGTCTTTACACCATTCGTTTGCAGCTCTCCACTTTGCTTGGTTCTTCATGAACGTGAGTGACTCTGTGAGGTATCTTTTTGTCTGACGACCTGGAAACTCTGGTGGTTGGGTCTGTTTGGCAGGTTTAACCTCAACTAGGTATGTCTTGATCTGGTTATCTTTCGTACGAACCTTTATCTTAAAGTCTACAAAGTACCTGTGGATCCTGTTATCAGTGGGACACCTATAAGGTATGACTGTCTCCTCTGACAACCACTTGACTACCGATGGGTTCTTATCACACCATGATGCAAAGCGGGTCTCCCAGCTTGATCTCATCACTATATTAGTGGGGTCTCCCTCGTACTTCTCGGGAAACATTGGCTTGTACATTCGTTTATGGAACATCTATGGTATTTATTATAAATAAACAATAAACGTTTAGGATTATAAATGGCAACGACCCAAACTACTGGTACCCCTGTTAAGTTAGGTGATTACTCTGGAAGTAGTACTTATGCAGCTAGAGGTGGACCAGCTACATTTGATAGTAACAAGTATAAAGTAGATTCATTCTCTTATCCTTTAGACTTAATGGGTTCATTGGGTGAGTATGGTAATAACTACGTTATATTCTATATCAACGCTCAAGCAGACTCAAAGCTAATCAAAGACGGTCAAGTACAGACAGTACAAGACTTAACTCCACGAGATAACAGTGACCTTGCTGCTCAAGTAAGACAAGCTACTGCTACACAAGGTGCATCAGGTCCAATAGCTGAAGCTGAACAAAAACTTGGAGCTTCGTTCTCAGCACAAACAAGACGATTAGCTACAGCCATAGCTTTACACAATCCTAATACGATGTCTACAAAGTATACTATTAACTATGAACCAGAAAATAATGAGATCATTGGAGGTATCATAGCTGGTACAGCTGCACTCAAGAAAGCCTCTGAGAAGAAAGGCGGATCTAACATCTCAAAAGATGCAGCAAACCAAGGAACTGCTGCAGCTATTGCTGCTGGATTAAGTATACCTGGTACAGGTGGGTTCTCTAAGCTTACTGGACTAGCACCAAATCCAAGGAAAGAACAGATATTTAAAGGCGTAGAGTTCCGAGACTTTACGTTTGAGTACCAATTCTATCCAAGAAACGCTCAAGAAGCAGCAAATGTACAGAACATCATCTACCAGTTTAAGCTTCATATGCATCCTGAGTTTAAAGATGCACAGAACTTCTTATACGTCTATCCTTCTGAGTTTGATATATTCTACTATAATGGTACACAGGAAAACTTATACATCAATAGACATACATCATGTGTACTTACAGACATGACAGTTGACTATTCACCAAACGGTCAGTTTACTTCGTTTGATAATGGTAACCCTACACAAATCAACATAACTCTTGTGTTTAAAGAACTTGCAACCCTTACAAAAGAGAAGATCCAGGACGGTCTATAATATATGTACTTCGATCAATTTCCAACATTCTTATATCCCTATCAGATTAATGGTAAGACTGTCTATAAATTAGTCACTGACGTAACTACAAACGTTAGGGTAAGGACTGCTATCCTTTCAAACGTTACACTATATGATCAATATGACGTTGTGGATGGTGAGACTCCTGAGATCATAGCTGAGAAAGTATATGGTAGCCCATACTATCATTGGGTAGTCATGCTATGCAATGAAAACTTTGACTATATAAACGACTTTCCACTACCACAGCAAGAACTAAGTCAATACGTAACAAACAAGTATGGTGCAGGTAATGAGTATAACACCCATCATTATGTAGATCGTAATGGATATGTAGTTAACTCAAACGCAGAGGGTGCAGCATCGGTAAGTAACTTTGATTATGAAATATCTGTCAATGAAAGTAAACGACGAATCAAACTAATCTCTCCTTCGCTACTTAATACAATCTTACAAAACTTCCAAGACATTATATAATGAGCGCGACCGCTGAAGTCATACGGTTTGCTGGCGACGTCAGCATAGACAAGATACAGATCATATCTGCAAACGGGTATGGTCAGGAAGTCACCAACCAAGTCATAGCTCTTGAGATCTATGAAGACTTATTCTCTCCGTTCATATCTGGTGTAATGGCGTTTAAAGACTCATTAGACCTTGCTAACTTATTCCCATTTGTTGGTGAAGAGTATGTTAATATAGCTATCCATACCCCTTCTATGACAGGACCAGCTAACGTCATCAATGACCAGTTCTACATCTATAAGATGACAAACAGAGAGACACAGGGTAATAGGAATGCTATCTATGAACTACACTTCATATCAAGGGAAGCTTTAGTCGATGTTAATAAGAAAGTCAGTGTACCGTATAAAGGCAAGTGTTCTGACATAATAAAGACTATCATTAAAGATACTGTCAATGGCTTAGAGTCAAAGAAAAACATTAACATAGAAGACACAGCGAATAGTACAAAGTTCATCGCAAACTATTGGTCTCCTGTAAAGAGTATCAACCATGTGGCAGAGTATTCTTTAAACCAAAACAATTCCTTATCGTATCTATTCTTTGAGAGCAGGAAAGGTTTAAACTTCGTATCTCTTGAAAACCTATATACTTCTAATGTAGTACAAACATTTATATCAGATAACTTCATGCGTACGTTTACACCAGATGGTCGAAGCTATCGTGATATACCTGCAGAGTACCAACGTATCATTGAGATAAGTATACCAAAAGCTTTTGATTACCTTGACAGAGCAAGGTCTGGCATGTATGCTTCTAAGATGATTACCTTTGATGTGACTACTAAGAAGTTCGTCGTAAAGAACTATGATATGCTTACAGACTTTAAGAATAATAAACACCTAAACGATTATCCTGTTGCTTCTAATGCCTCTGTTCGTAGGTCTGCATCCACAGTGTTTGACTACAGTAAATACTACGGCAGCTTTAACAGCTATACTGATACGACCAACACTGCTGGCATCCAACAAAGGATGTCATTGATGCAGCAAGCTATGGCTACAAGGGTTGAGATCTTGGTTCCCGGTAGGACAGATTATACAGTAGGGCAAAAGGTATTCCTTAACTTAAATAAGTTTAACCCAATACAATCATCTGACTCATCAAAAGATGTACAAGATAAGATGTTCTCAGGTAACTATGTGATATCAGCTATCAACCATTCGATAGATAGGGATGCACATCAATGTAAGATGGAACTAATTAAAGATTCGTTTATAGTTGATTTGAATAAAGGTGGACAATAATGAAGTTGTATACAGGATGCGTTGAGAATAGACAAGACCCATTAAAACTTGGTAGGTGTCAAGTTCGTGTCGTAGGTCTACATAACTACGATGCTAGTGTACTACCAACTTATGAACTACCATGGGCATTCCCAATGCAACCAGTCACCTCTGCTGGTATATCTGGTATTGGTACCACACCGTTAGGTCCAGTCGAAGGCACATGGGTGATCATCATGTTCAGGGACGAGGCAGAACAACAGCCTATCATGCTTGGTGTCATCGGTGGTATCCCTCAAGCACAAGGATCTATAGATCAAGACAATAACCAAATGATATTAAAGTCAGATGGTTTTCTTGCTCCTACATCACAACAGATCACTACAGACG